GGTACAGCGTTCTCGGAGAGGTAGACCATCCAGATGACCTAAAGATCAATTTGGACCGTGTCAGTCACATGATTACAGAAATGTGGATGGACGGTCCAAATGGTTATGGCAAGTTTAAGATACTGCCAACACCCATGGGTAACCTAGTGAGAACTATGTTAGAAAGTGGAGTTAAGTTGGGAGTAAGCAGTAGAGGATCCGGCAATGTCAGTGGAGATGGTACTGGCAAGGTCAGTGATTTTGAGATTATCACAGTGGATGTGGTAGCTCAACCAAGTGCTCCAGGCGCTTATCCTACACCAATTTATGAACACTTGATGAACAGTCGTGGTGGGCATAGAGCCTTACGCATAGCGGAGGAAGTGAAGAAAGACGCCAAGGTACAGAAGTATATTAAAGAGAGCCTATTATCAGTAATAGGCAAGCTCCGATAACAAGAGGAGAATCACAATGTTGGATGTATTAAAAAGCTTATTTGAAAACAATGTGATTAGCGAAGACATTCGAAGTCAAATTGAGGAAGCATGGGAAGCCCGTGTAGCCGAAAATCGCGAACAACTAACACAACAATTAAGGGAAGAATTTGCTCAGCGTTACGAGCATGACCGCAGTGTCATGATTGAAGCCATTGACAGAATGGTAGCAGATCAATTAGCACCTGAAATTGCTGAGTTCGCAGAAGACCGTAAACAATTAGCCGAAGCCAAAGCCAAGTATGCTCTAAAGATGAAGCAGGATAGTGCTGTACTAAAAGAATTTATTACACGTACTCTAGCTAAAGAAGTCAAAGAGCTACACGAAGATCAAAAGTCTATGGCTAATAAATTTTTCAAACTAGAAGAATTTGTGGTAGAAGCTCTCGCTAATGAAATTGCAGAATTTTATGCAGATAAGAAGGATCTAGCCCAGACCAAGGTTAAGTTAATTAAAGAAGGTCGCCAACAGCTAGGTAAGATGAAGAAAGAATTTGTTAAGCGTGCCGCTGTAATGGTCGAACAAGTTGTTACAAAGAGTTTAAATAATGAACTTGTACAACTTAAAGAGGACATTGAAGCAGCCCGCAGAGCAGACTTTGGTCGTAAGATATTTGAAGCATTTAGCAACGAATACCAGAATAGTTACTTAAATGAGAAATCAGAAACAAGTAAATTGCTCAAGGTTATAAACAAGAAAGACTCCGCTATTACGATGGCTAATACAGTAGCAGTGAAGGCACAGAGAGTCATAGAAAGCAAGGATATGGAAATTCGTCGTCTACAAGAAGCAGCTCGTCGTAAGGAAGTTATGAGTGAACTGCTTGCTCCATTAAGTGCAGAACAAAAGGGAATTATGAGTGAACTTTTAGAAAGCGTTCAAACAACACGACTAACAGAAAGTTTTAACAAGTACCTACCAACTATTATAGAAGGTAGTGCTGGTACAACCAAGAAAAGACAGGCACTTGTAGAGGCAAAAGAAATTACCGGTAACAAGGTTACCACACAAAAGACAAACAGCAGCGAAACCGATAGTAACATCGTTGATATCCGTCGCCTAGCTGGACTTAATTAAGGAGAAAGAAATGTCTGAACTACTAACAAAGCGTTGGCAGGAGACAAAAGAGGCTCTACTCGAAGGCCTCCAAGGCACAAAAAGATCAGTGATGGGTGTAACTCTAGAGAATACTCGTAAGTATCTCGCAGAAAGTGCAACAGCTGGTACAACTTCTGCTGGCAACGTCGCAACATTAAACCGCGTGATCCTTCCAGTGATCCGTCGTGTTATGCCAACCGTTATTGCTAACGAGTTGGTTGGTGTACAACCACTAACTGGACCAGTTGGTCAAATCCATACATTGAGAGTACGTTACGCTGATACAGTTTCAGCTGGTACTAACTATGCTGATGGAACCCCAAATGTTGGAGCTACTGCTGGTGAAGAAGCACTAAGTCCATTCAAGATTGCAGAACAGTACTCAGGTGCTAATACAGGCAAGGCTGCTAGTACAGCTACAATGGAAGGTGTTGCTGGTCGTAAGATGAGCATTCAGATTCTCAAGCAAACAGTTGAAGCAAGAACTCGTAAGTTAAGTGCTCGCTGGACATTTGAGGCTGCACAAGACATGCAAGCACAGCATGGTATTGATGTCGAAGCAGAGATTATGGCTGCTCTAGCTCAAGAAATTACAGCTGAGATCGATCAGGAAATTTTAATCAGTTTACATAACTTAGCTGGTAGCCCACAAGAAACATTCAATCAAGCTACTGTAAGTGGTACAGCTACATTTGTTGGTGATGAACATGCTGCTCTAGCAGTTCTAATCAACCGTGTTGCTAACATTATTGCTCAACGCACACGTCGTGGTGCTGCTAACTGGGCAGTTGTAAGTCCATTTGCATTAACAATTCTACAAAGTGCTACAACTAGTGCATTCGCTCGTACTACAGAAGGTACATTCGAAGCTCCAACCAATACAAAGATGGTTGGTACACTAAACAGCGCAATGAAGATTTATGTAAACACTTATGCTAGTGACCAAAGCGATATTCTAGTTGGTTACAAAGGTACAAGTGAAAGTGATGCTGCTGCATTCTACTGCCCATACATTCCATTGATGAGCAGTGGTGTTGTGTTAGATCCATCTACATTTGAACCAGTCGTATCATTTATGACACGTTATGGTTATGTAGAACTAACAAATACAGCAAGCTCTCTTGGTAACGCTCAGGACTACTTGGGCAAAGTTGCACTAACTACAGCTAACGTCAAGTTCAGTTGATTTAGTGTAGTCCGAGAGGTTACACAGTATAAAAAGGCACCTTACATGGTGCCTTTTTTATTAAATATGCTAACTTTTAGGAATCATTATGGATATAGAGTTACATATTTTTACAAACAGCACAGTCAACGCACCTGACACATGGCATATAGAAACTACATATAAAAGTTTTTGTGATACTTTTAAAAAGGAAATGCCAGTAACAGTATGGTGTGATAAAAATCCTAATCAAGAAAAGGCATTTGAATACATTGATGCTCTCAGAAAGATTTTTCCTGTAGTAAATCATGAAGTAGGTGGACTTAGTCATGGTTATCATCTATCAGTTTTTAACAGTAAATCAGAATTTTTGTTTATGTTAGAACATGATTGGCAATTCTATGCGGACAGAATACCACATACATTGGATCAAATTGTTGATGGTATGCGTAAAGATAATATTCTTCATTTAAGATTTAATCGTAAGCTACACGGAAATCATCCTGATGGCCATGCCAGTCTAGGTCAGGATATGGATTGGGTTGATTATGAAGGTAGTGTGTTTCCCTACAGTATGGTTAACATGGTCAGTAATAATCCTCATATTATTAATAGAGAAAGATGGTTGAAGGAAGCAGCACCACATGCTCATTATGTAGGATTTGGAAAGAGTTATGGACTAGAAGAATATTTGACAGCAAGTCCAATCAGAGGATCTATATATGGTCCAAGAGGACACCCACCTACAATTTTACATACTGATGGTGCAGTAGTTGAAACTTTACGAAATGTAAATTTATTAAATTAAAAAATTGGTAAATACTTAGTCTTAGGATTTATGCTGTACCCGCAGCGTAGACTTAGAACGTCAATAAGGAGAAAAAAATGGGTCGTCCATTGAAAAAAGATGTTAACGGTGTAGTGGTGATTGGTCCTTTTGCTGGTGGATCAGGAATCAAAGTTACAGGAAGATTTGGTAGTACTACAAATGCTGACTACTATATTTTAAAACAACGTGGTTCTAGAACTTATGTAGTTACTCGTGATGGTTCTACAAGAAAAGTAGGAGTCCTAGTAAATTCAATTGATAATACTATCGCTGATGGTCAAATTTTAATTACAGGTAGTATTGATGGTACTAGTCCAGGCAATATCAGTATTGCTAAATTAACAAGACGTTTGGCTTTTGATTTTAGCGGCAACGCTTATACATGGTTCTTAAGTAACCATGAAGACAGTAGCGGTGATGTTATTGTATTAGTACCAGTAAACTAAAATGAGTAAAGTTCTAAGAATTCAAGAAGGTGGTTATAAAATAATCACAGAGCCTGGTGGAGAGATCAAGTTAGACACTGGTCTAGGTACAGGTCAAGTGGTCGTTACCGGTGACTTAATTGTTGAAGGAAATAGAACTGAATTAAAAGTACAAACTTTAGAAGTTGAAGATAGAATTATTATAATAAACAATAATCCAAACCCAAGTACTGATGGAATTGAGCCTGTAAGTGGAGACAGAACTGCTGGTATTGAAATCTTAAGAGGAATGAGTACAACACCGGCAGTAAGAATGGTATTTGATGAGGATGAAGAACCTATCTATACTAGAAATACCTTTAATATTAAAGGCACTTTTGTTTTTAAAGATACTTCGGATCGTATTCAAGGTATTACAGCAGAGTATGTACAAAATCCTACAGGAAGTTTATTTTTTAGTTTAGGATCAGACTTAAATCAAAAAATTCAAATAAGAACTAGTGCTACAAGTTTTCCTTATCATATTAGAATA